TGGGTTCGATCTAATCATTGTTGACGAGGCAACGCACTACAAGAACGCGCAAACAAACAGGTGGAAAACATTAGGTAAGCTGCTCACTCCAGACACATGGCTTTGGATGATGACGGGTACTCCTGCCGCACAAAGCCCGTTAGATGCGTATGGTTTGGCTAAACTCGTTAACCCGAAGGGTGTGCCACGCTTTATGGGGTCGTTCCGCGATAAGGTCATGGTGAAAGTAACCAACTTCAAGTGGGTACCTAAGCACGATGCTACCGAAGTAGTGTTTAACGCATTGCAGCCAGCGATTCGGTTCACTAAAGAAGAATGCCTTGACCTACCGGATATGGTCTACACCACACGCCAAGTGGCTTTGACTAGGCAACAAGAGAAATACTACAAAGAACTTAAAGACAAGATGGTCATGCAAGCAGCAGGAGAAGACGTTACGGCGGCTACGGCAGCAGTTAACATGAACAAGTTACTACAAATAAGTTCTGGTGCCGTGTACACCGATTCTGGTGACACCATAGAGTTCGACATCAAGCACCGCTATAAGGTGCTGCGTGAGGTTATTGACGAGTCAAGCAAGAAAGTTCTGGTGTTTGTGCCGTTCAAGCACACGATTCAACTACTCACTGACAAGCTACGCAAAGACAAAATACCTACCGAAGTTATTAGCGGTGCAGTTAAGGCAGGAGAACGTACTCGTATATTCAAGCAGTTCCAAGAAACGGACACGCCCAGAGTGCTAGTAATTCAGCCACAAGCCGCTGCACATGGTGTAACGCTGACCGCTGCAAACACAGTAGTGTGGTGGGGGCCGACCAGTTCGGTGGAAACTTACGCGCAAGCTAACGCACGAGTGCATAGGGCGGGGCAAGATCACAAGTGTACCGTGGTTCAGTTACAAGGGTCACACATAGAAAGGCGCGTGTACGCATTACTTGATAACAAAATACACACACATACAAAAATTATTGACCTTTACAAGGAAATACTTGAGTAGCCCACGAAATACGCTTATATTACATTTCTCGGCAATGGAAGGATATAAACATGGCTGATGCAGCAGATGTGGGTGGTGTTCCGGTTAAGAAAATGACTGAGGTTTTCCTCAAAATTAAGGCTGAACGGGAAAGACTGTCCACTGAATTCAAGGAGGCTGATGGCAAGTTAGTCAATCAGCAAGACAAAATAAAAAGCGCACTGCTCGACTACTTGAAAGAGAACGACATCAAAAGTGTCAAGACTGACGTAGGTACGTTTTACCGTACTGTGAAGCAGAAGTATTGGACTAGCGACTGGGAATCTATGCACAAGTTTATCTTGGAGCATGAAGTGCCTGAGTTCTTAGACAAGCGACTCAACCAGAAGAACGTGAGGGAGTTCCTTGAGGAAAACCCAGACCTTCTTCCGAAAGGGTTGAACGTAGATGCAGAGTTCGCTCTGACTATAAGGAAAGCGTGATGGAGCAATTAGTTCCGATTGAGGATGTCGCTAGGCATTTTAATGTGTCAGTATCGACGGCCCGAAAATGGGTACGAGATGAGGTGATACCTGAAGGTGTTTACGTCAAGGTAGGTAAAACTCATAGGTTTTCACTGCCAGATGTGACAAAAGCGTTGATGGCCTACAAAAGCAACGGGCAACCTGCGATGCAGGAAGAAATGTCTGAGGCGTTTGACCCGTCATCATTTGACCCTGATGCGGACATTTAATGCGCCGAATCAGTATACAGGGTAGCAAGTTTACTGGGTTGGAAAGCTCGGCAGACGGTAGCGAGTCTATAGATGTAATCATAGTCAATGCGGCGGAAGTGTCTCGCTCGTATTACAAAGGTGAGTACGATCCAAAGACTAAGAAGTTACCGCATTGCTGGTCAGCTAACACCCAGACCCCTGCACCCGAAGTGCCTGAAGATCAACGGCAAAGTATGCGCTGTATGGACTGTGTGCATAACGTAAGAGGTTCAGGCAATGGAAGTGGTAGGGCTTGTAGATTTCACCAACGCTTGGCAGTTGTTGAAGAACGAGTGTTAGACAAGGTGTACCAACTACAGGTACCTGCCTCGTCCATATTTGGTAAAGAGCGTAGTAAGGGCACGATGCCGTTACAGGCTTACGCCAAGTTTTTAAGTGGGCATGGAACGCCCTCAATAGCTGTGGTTACTAGAATAAGTTTTGACGAGGAAAGCCCCGTACCGAAACTATTTTTCTACCCCCAGCGTCCGTTAGAAGAAGAGGAACTTGATGAAGTTCGGTTCATGGTGGATCACGATGACACGTTACAGGCTATTACGTTTACCGTAGATGCTTACAACGTCAACGGCGGTTCCCCATTTGCTGAGATGGAAGGGTTCGATATAAATAGCCTAAGTTAAGGAGACAACAATGGCTGAAGCAACTATGTACTACACAGTGGAAGGCGTCGAGGCGCTGTACCCACGAATCAACACCACTTATAAGTTCGACAACAAAGCGAACGGTGGTAAGGGCGGTTCCGTTAAGTGCGATCCGCTAGACGATGGCGCAGCGTACGAGATGTCCTTCGTAATGTCGGAGCCAAAAGCTAAAGCGTTGTTCAAGGCAATGAAAGCTGCTTACGACGTTAAGAAAGAAGCAAGCTGGCCCGACAAGTTTCCGCTCCCGTTCAAGAAGGACGACGACGGTAACTATGTCGGTAAAGCAAAACTGAAAGGTGCCTACGGCACTGACCTAACTAAGCCCCCACTGCAAGTGGACGCGAAGAACAACGAACTGCCGAAAGACTTTCAGTTAACTACTGGCAGTGTCGTGAACCTTGCATTCACTTTTGTACCGTATTCGATGCGTGAAAACGGGGTAAGCCTACGTCTGAATGGTGTGCAGGTAATCGACTACAAGCCTATGGCTTCTCGTTCACCGTTTGGTGTCGTAGATGGTTATGTGGCACAACCTGATAATCCGTTTAGTGATACTACCAGCACCAGCGCGGAACTCGTTGCTGATGATTCGGATGATGAATTTGGCGATGAGCCAGATACTCCAGCAGTGGAGGAACCCAAGAAGGTCGTGAAGAAATCCGCACCTGCACCCTCGGATGACGATGACCTGAGTGCCATTGTTGAAGGTTGGGATGACTAACTTTTAGCAATAACTCCACTATGGCTAGGTTTTACCGAAGAGGGTGTGCCGACACCCCTGCCATAGTGTCTCTCGGCATTGGGTGCAAACATGGATACAAGAGAATTTTTACGGCATGTGCTGCCTTACGAAGGGGTGTATGTCTTATTTCGCAACAGTCTGACGCAAGGCAGGCACAGGCAAGTATATTTTCATTCAGTAGACGAACTTGCGGAAGCCGCTGATTACTACGACTCTGATGGCTGGGACATATACTTCGCCCTAAGCAATTACGACAAAGTAGGTACGCGCAAGGGGGAAGACGCCAAGCAAATAAAGGCGTTTTTCTTAGACCTAGACTGTGGGCCAGAAAAAGAATTTGCTTCGCAAGCGGAGGCGCTGCAAGAGCTACAAGCCTTTTGTACTGCGTTAGACTTGCCAAAACCTCTTATGGTTAACTCTGGGCGCGGTGTACATGTCTACTGGGTGCTGTCTGAACCTGTAGCAGTAGAGCAGTGGAAGCCGGTAGCTGAGCAGTTCAAGCGCAAGTGCAGTGAGCACAACTTTGATATAGATACATCCGTACCAGCCGATACAGCGCGGGTATTGCGTATAGTGGGTACGCACAACCATAAGCCCGAGACTCCTGCGCCAGTTCAACTAATCAACAGTAAGCCTGACGTAGTTAACTTCGACTACTTTGCCAGTAAGCTGGGGATGGACACGATACCAGTTCCCCAAAAGCGTACAGGCGAGGACGGGCCAGCAAGCCTACGTGACGCATTGATGCGTAACATTAAGCACAGCTTCAAAGACATACTTGTAAAAAGTCAGGGCGGTGCAGGGTGTAAGCAGTTGGTTAGAATAGTAAGCGGGCAAGCTGAAGCTAGTGAACCTATGTGGAGAGCGGGGCTATCTATAGCCAAGTTTTGCGAAGACGGTGAGAGAGCAGCACAAAAAATATCGGAGAAGCACCCTGAGTATACGCCAGAGCTTACACTCAAGAAGCTGGATCTGATTAAGGGGCCGTACCGCTGCACGACGTTTGACGAAAGCGAATCAGGTATATGTACCGACTGCCCTCATTGGGGCAAGATCAAGTCACCGATAACTTTAGGCCGCAAGATTGCTGAAGCCGAATTAAGTGAAGATGGCACTTATAGTGAAGATTTGTCGTTAATAGAAACTACACAAATGGCGGAGGGTTTGGGTGAAGATGTTTCCTCAGAACACGTTATACCAGCCTACCCACAACCTTACTTTAGAGGGATAAACGGTGGTGTGTACGTTCGCAGCACCAGTGTTGATGGTGAGGTTGATGAACGTGCCATCTACCACAATGATCTATATGTAACACGCAGACTAAATGACAAGGAGGACGGGGAGTCAATCGTAGCAAAGCTACACCTGCCAAGAGACGGAGTGCGTGAGTTTACGATGCCTTTAACGGCAGTAACTTCACGCGATGAATTCCGTAAACAGATGGCAATGCAGGGTGTCGCAGTGACTAGGATGGACGACCTAATGCAATATATGACTACATGGGTAAATGAACTACAGGCGTCGGCCACAGCAGATACAGCACACCGGCAATTTGGTTGGACTGATGACGACTGCAAAGCATTCGTTGTAGGTAGTAAAGAGGTACGCCCCGACAAGATCACACATAATCCGCCTACCACCCCAACCGCTGCGATCATGCACTACTTCAAGCCGAAGGGTACGTTGGAGGGGTGGAAAGATATGGCAAATTTCTACACCACCAAAGAAGGGTTAGAGATGCACCAGTACGTAGTGTGCACGGCCTTCGGCTCCCCACTAATGCAGTTCTTGCCTCAGAATTGCTCTACCTTACACCTACACGATAAAGCTGGCGGTGCGGGTAAAACGGCAGCTATGAAGGTAGGTGCTTCGGTATGGGGGCACTTCAAAGCGTTGATGTTAGATGATCAAGACACAACTGCCATGAAGATGAACCGTGGTGAGGTGCTACATAACCTACCGTTTTACATAGACGAGCTTACCAATACCCCCGAAAAAGAAATGAGTGATATAGCCTACCAGCTATCAGGTGGTCAGCAGCGGGGGCGTATGAGCAGCGGATCTAACATAGAACGGGAACGGGGCAGTCCGTGGAAGTTGTTGGCCGTTACCACAGGTAATATGAGTGCGATTGAAAAAATATCACTGTTCAAAGCTATGCCGAAAGCTGAAGCCCAGAGGATCATGGAGATTAGGGCGAAGCAGATATTTACCGAGACCAAACAAAAGGAGATGACTGACCACTTCGAGGAACAGCTAGACAATCATTACGGTCATGCAGGGGTGGTGTACATCCAGTACGTCATGCAGAACTTGGCCAAAGTGAAAAAGCTGGTTCGTGACACGCAGCTAGAGATAGACAAGGCAGCAGGGTTGACTCCCGAAAACAGGTTCTGGTCAGCGGGGGCTGCTTGCACCATGAGTGGAGCAATTATAGCTAAAGAACTGGGGCTAGTGGATTACGACGTGCCAAAACTAACTGATTGGGTAATTCAGCTACTTAAAACTAATTTGAAATCGGTGAGCGATATGGGCGTATCTGTAGAACAGACACTTAATGACTACATGAATGACAACTTCAGTAACATCTTGATGATTAAGAGCACGGATGATTTGCGTAAACAGAGCAGTAACGGGTTAGACAGCATAGTAATACCTGACGCACTGCCACGGGGTAAGTTGATAGCGCGATACGAGACAGACCTAAAGCGAGCCTACCTTGTACCTGCACCACTAAAAGCATGGTGTGGGCGGCAGCAGATAAACTATTCATCTTTTATTGATGACCTAGTAAATAAGCTGGGTGCTAAACGTACGAAGATACGACTAGGTAAAGGCACCAACTATAGACTACCGCCTAGCAGCGTTATTGCCGTTCCATGTAATACGTTTGATGACTCACCAACAGACATAAAAGAAGAGGACAACCTATATGACAATGTTCCTGCAAGCGATAAAGGCACAGGAAAAGATGCAGAATAGCTACCTTGACGCACGACTAGCCAAGGTGGAAACAGATATTTTTTCGCACGAGCAAAAACGAAAAGTGTGGCAACTACAGTCTGTAGGCACCCCACTAAAGCAAATAGTAGTCGCAGTGGGGGGCGACAGGTTGGAAGTCAAACGGCTAATTAGCCGCACTACGTGGCCTACGCCATCCGAAATTGGGTAATTATGAGTAAAACATTTATGGCCGCTATCCGCGCACAAGAGGTGGCTAAAACAAAACCGCAAGTAGAGCGCCCCTTGTTAGATGAGGCGCAACGAAGTCCACCAATAAGCGACGTGAAGCGGCGGCAGATACTGAGTCTATTAGAAGACCGAATAAGGCGACCTACGATAGCTCGTCAAATGGGAGTGCACCTTAGCACTGTACA